CTAAAAAAATGAACGATAAAGACAAGTACGCATGTATTAAATTAACTTCGGGTGAAGAAATATTTGCTCAAGTCGAAGAGTTTGTTGATGAGGAAAGAACTCTCATAGTTTTTGATCCATGTTTTATAAAGGAGCTACCAGTCAAACGAGGGCCTTTTGCTTTATATCGTGTTGATCCTTGGTTAAAACTTACCGATGAAAGGATGTTTGTGATAGATTTAAAAAATGTATTATTTTATGCGAGATGCACAGATAAGGAAAAGATAAGTACATTTATACGATATCAAAAATCTCTAAATAAAGGAACTACTCCACCAGATAGTAAAGTAGGTATAAGCTCCTCTTTAGGTTTTGTTTCTAGTGTAAAAACAACTAGAGAATCTTTAGAAAAGTTATTTGAGTTATAATAATATACTTATAGCTATCCCTTCAACTCTGACAGAGTTATTGTACTACTATTTCAGGAGCTTGTCAAGCGGACAATCTTTTGTTATAATATGTACATAGTTATGCAATATTTTTAAATGTATTCTAAGATGGCAAAACGAAAACGATCTGAACACTATGTAAACAATAAAGAGTTTCTTTATGCTATTGTAGAGTATAAAGCAAAGGTTAGAGAAGCTGAGGAACAAGGTAAACCAAAACCACGTATTACCAACTATCTTGGTTCTTGCTTTCTCAAGATAGCCACTCATTTGTCTTACAAACCTAATTTTGTAAACTACATGTTCAAAGATGATATGGTGTGTGATGGAATCGAAAATTGCGTTCAATACATTAATAATTTTAATCCTGAGAAATCCTCGAATCCTTTTGCTTACTTTACGCAGATCATACATTATGCGTTTCTCAGAAGAATACAAAAAGAAAAGAAACAACTTGAAATCAAAACAAAGATAATTGAAAAGTCAGGATATAGTGAAGTGTTCAGTGATGATGGTATGATGGCAGGATCTGAAAGTGATTATAATACTATCAAAGACAATATCAATTATAGGTATAATGGATGAAGATAGCAATTATAACGGATCAACATTTTGGAGCTAGAAAGGGTTCTGCTATATTTCATGATTACTTTTTAAAATTTTATAATGATGTATTCTTTCCTACTATAGAAAAGGAAGGAATTACTACTATTGTTGATATGGGTGATACATTTGACAATAGAAGAGGTATAGATTTTTTGGCATTAGATTGGGCAAAAGAGAATTACTTCAATCGTTTGAGAGATATGAATATCAAAGTTCATACAATAGTTGGTAATCATACTGCATACTATAAGAATACAAATCAAGTTAATACAATTCAATTATTATTAAAAGAATATGATAATATTGTTTGTTATGATAAAACAACAGAGATAAAGATAGATAAGTTAAACATATTACTAGTACCTTGGATAAACAAAGAGAATAGAGAAGAGACTCATGAATGTATAAACAAATCAAAGGCTAAAGTTGTGATGGGTCACTTGGAGCTGAATGGGTTTCATGCCAATAAGTATGTTGTTATGGATCATGGAGACGATTATTCTATCTACAAAAAGTTTAAACAAGTGTTTTCTGGACATTATCACACCAGAAGCTCTCGTGAGAACATTCATTACTTAGGAAATCCATACGAAATATATTGGAATGATGTAGATGATCCTAGAGGTTTTAATTTGTATGATACAGATACATTAGAATTAACTCAGATTGATAATCCACACAAGATGTTTCATCATGTTTATTATAATGACACACCACATCAACTTGTCGATACATCAAAATATAAAGATAAGATCATTAAAATCATAGTCAAACAAAAATCTAACTTGAAAGAGTTTGAGAAGTTTGTTGAAAAATTTGTTACATCAAATGTTCATGACTTAAAAGTTGTTGAAAATTTTGATTTCAATGGATACTATGGAGCTGAAGAGATTGAGAATGATGAGAGTGAGGATACAATTAGTATCTTAAACCGATACATTGATGAGTCTGATGTGTCTCTTAATAAGTCACAAATTAAAGATTTACTAAAAGAAGTTTACATTGAGGCTTGTGAGGTAGAATAATGTATATTCTTTCTGTAAAAAACTCAGATCAACAAGGCGCTTATGCAGTTGAGGATGATGAAGGTCAGAGAGTTATCTTTCTTTTTGAAGAGGAGGATGATGCTGTTAGATATGCCATGATGATGGCGATGAGTGATAAAAAGTATCCTGAGTTAGATGTTACAGAGGTTCCTGATGATGTTGCCATAAACGCCTGTGAAGCGTATGATTATCCGTATGTGATAATTTCTTCTGATGATTTGTTAATTCCAAAAAATTATGATAAAATTTAAGAAAATTAAATGGAAAAATTTTCTCTCTACAGGAGACCATTGGACTGAGATAAATTTTGAAAAGAGTAATACAACTTTAATAATTGGTAGTAACGGAGCTGGTAAGAGTACAGTTCTAGATGCATTGACATTTGTTTTGTTCAACAAACCATTTCGTAAAATTACAAAATCACAATTAGTCAATACTGTAAATGAAAAAGATTGTAGAATTGAAATAGATTTTACAGTGGGAACTAGAGAATATAAAGTGGTTCGTGGTATCAAACCATCTGTATTTGAAATATGGGCTGGTGGTAATATGTTAAATCAAACTGCAGCTGCAAATGATCAACAAAAATATCTTGAAACAAATATACTTAAGTTAAATTATAAATCATTTACTCAGATTGTAGTTCTTGGATCAAGTAGTTTCATTCCTTTCATGCAACTGTCAGCTCCAAATCGTAGAGAAGTTATAGAAGATTTATTAGATATAAGAATATTTTCAGCAATGAATAGTGTTGTTAAGGATAAACTTAGACATTTAAAAGATGATATAAAGATATTAGAGTTGAGGAAAGAGAATCTAACCGATAAGGTAGGTATGCAGAAAAAATTTATCGAAGATATAGAATCAAGAGGTAAAGAAAATATCAAGGGTAAGAAAGAAAAAATTAATAGTTTAATTAAAGAGACTGATGAATGTATTGTTACTAATGAAGAGTTAGAACTGGAGGTAACTGGCCTTACAGAGGATCAGGAAAAGGTTACAGGAGCAAGTAAAACATTACTGAAACTTAACAATCTAAAAGGTAAAATATCCAATAAAGTATCAACCCTTACCAAAGAACATAAATTTTTTACTGATAATACGGTATGCCCTACCTGCACTCAAGATATCAAGGAAGAGTTTCGTTTAAATAGAGTTGCTGATGTTGAATTAAAGGCTAAAGAACTCCAAGAGGGGTATAAAGATTTACAATTTAAAATTAAATCTGAACAAGAAAGAGAGTCTCTATTCAACAAACTATCAAAGGAGATCACTAAACTCAACAATGACATTTCTCAAAACAATACTCGGATATCTGGATACAACCGACAGATCAATGATTTGGAATCAGAAATTCAGAAACTTACCGACCAACTTGCGAACAGAAATACTGAACATGAAAAATTAACTGAGTTAAGAGAACAATTAAATACCACCTTTGATGAGTTAGTAGAGAAAAAAGAAGAATTAAGTTATAAGGATTATGTTTATAATCTTCTTAAGGATGGTGGTGTAAAAACTAAAATAATTAAAAAGTATCTGCCTCTAATTAACAAACAAGTTAATAGATATTTGCAGATGATGGACTTCTATATCAATTTTAAATTGAATGAGGAGTTCAGTGAAACTGTTGAATCACCAATACATGAAGATTTTTCATATGCTTCATTTAGTGAAGGTGAAAAGATGAGAATTGATTTAGCTCTACTCTTTACTTGGAGAGAAGTAGCTGCTTATAAAAATTCAACAAATACTAATCTGTTAATTATGGATGAGGTATTTGATAGTTCTCTTGATGGTACAGGAACAGATGAGTTCCTCAAGATTATAAGATTTGTAATTAAAGATGCAAACATATTTGTTATCTCTCATAAAGAATCTCTGTTAGAGAAGTTTGAGAGTGTCATACAATTTGAAAAATTAAAAGGTTTTAGTAGGATTTTATCATGAACGTATTAGTTACTGGACACAAAGGCTTTATTGGTAGTCATGTTTATAGTCATTTAAAGGATCTTGGATTTGATGTTACTGGATTAGATTTTCCAGATGATGTTCGTGACTTCATAAGATTCTATGCTTGTGATACGAAAAGATATGATGTAGTTATACATTTAGCTGCGTACGCCGCTGTCAGAGAAAGTCTTGAAAACCCAGATAAATTTTGGGAAAATAATGTGGTTAAATCCAAAGCTTTATTTGATTATTGTGGAAGAAATAATATTCGATTATTATATGCAAGTTCCTCATCTGTGCAAGAGTGGTGGTTAAATCCATATGCAATATCTAAAAAGGTAAATGAGATACAAGCTCCACCAAATAGTGTTGGTATGAGATTTTACAATGTATATGCAGAGAAGGTAAGTCGTCCAGATATGTTGTATCGTATGTTAGAAGATAAGACTGCAACATATCTTACTAGACATAAAAGAGATTGGATACATGTAGATGATGTTGTATCTGCTATTGCCACTTTGATACCTACAACATATACTGGGGTTATAGATGTTGGCACTGGTGATCCAGTAGCTGTAATAGATCTTGCCATGAAAATGGGTATGGGTCATCTACCTATTAAGGAAGATACACCAGGCGAAAGAGATGTTACATGCGCTGATACTTTGGAATTACGTAAACTTGGATGGGTGCCAACAATAAATATTTTGGATACGGTATCTTAAATGAAAAACTCAGAACTAGATATGATCGATAATCTATGGGATAAACTAGATAAATCGAGATATAAAAATATTCCATCCATATTTGACAGATGGCATGCAGAAGATAAGTATAATAAAAAAATAAAAGAAGACGAAGGTAACTAAAGGGGTAGACCAGTCAAAAAAGTGGCACACAAGACCTTATGGCCGTCGCCAGAGGGATTATAATGTGACTATACATACGAAGAACCCATGACCGTTAAATTTGAAATCAAAGACCAACTTGCAAAACTTCTTGCAACAGAGGATTTGGTTGTAGAACACAGAAAAGTTTCCACTGCTTCATTCAATGTAGATACTAGAGTTCTAACTCTACCAATGTGGGAGAAAGCTTCTAACAATGTATATGATTTATTAGTTGGACATGAGGTTGGTCATGCCTTGTTCACACCAAATGTAGATCTATCACAATACAAAGCTCCACAATCTTTCATCAACGTTACTGAAGATGCAAGAATTGAAAAACTAATCAAACGCAAATTTCCTGGCCTATGTAAAACTTTCTTCCGTGGATATTGGGAATTGAATGAACAAGATTTCTTTGAAATTGGTGGTCTTGATAACGAAGAGATTGCTTTGATTGATCGTATTAATCTTTACTACAAAGGTAGTAATGAAATGGTTTTCTCCGATAATGAGAAAGAACTATTATCTAAAACAGGTAATACAGAAACATTTGAAGAAGCTTGTAAAGTTGCTGAAGAGATATATGCATTTATGAAAGAAGAGAAGAAGAAGAAAAAGGAAGAACAAGAAAAGATAGATGATGCAACTCCAAGTGCAGATATGGAAGGTCAAGTAAAATCAGAATCAGGTCAATCCACAGACATGGATGGAGAAGAGACTGAGGAACAAAGAACGGATAAATTAGAGGATGAAATGTATGAAGATGATATATCTGGTGCAGGAAGTTCCACATCAGTTCCTGATATACAAATGGGTGGTGAGAATTTTGATATTGAAGAAGCTTTAACAGATAAGAATCTATCCAAAAACTTAGTTGACAATTTAATTAATTTAAATTCAGATTCTAGAGAGATGACATATGTAAGTGTTCCCTCTGTAGATACTAAAACAGTTGTTGTTTCTCCTCAAGATGTATGGGAATACTATGAGAGAATCACAAAACAATTAGAAGAATCAGAAGAAACTCGTTACTACAATTACTTTAATCCAGATGAATTAAATGATGAGTATCAATCATTCAAACAATCAGCTAAAAAGGAGGTAAATTATCTTGTCAAAGAATTCGAGTGCCGCAAGTCTGCAACAGCTTATGCTCGTTCTACTACTGCTAGGACTGGTATCCTCGATACAACTAAGTTACACACTTATAAGTTTAATGAGGATCTCTTTAAGAAAATTAGTATCTTGCCAGAGGGTAAAAATCATGGATTGATTTTCATACTTGATTGGTCTGGTTCAATGAGTGGTGTTATTCAAGATACTGTAAAACAATTATTGAATTTAGTTTGGTTTTGTAAAAAAGTAAAGATACCTTTTAATGTCTATGCTTTTACAAATGAGTGGTATCGTAATTGTGATGACACAAAAATATCTCAAGTGCCATACGGTGAGTTACTACATCAAAAATTTGTAGATAATGAATTGAAAGTATCTAATTGTTTCAATCTATTGAATATGATGTCTAGTGATTCTTCAATCTCTGAATTTGAAAGACAGTGTAGAAATTTATTTTGTCTAGCTTTTAATTCTTCATCATCATATAACTATCCTAGATTATCTCTATCGGGAACTCCTTTGAATGAAGCTCTGGTCACTTTACATTCTTTAATTCCTGAGTTCAAGAGTAAGTATAAAGTTGAAAAATTAAATACAATCATCCTAACTGATGGTGAAGCTCAATCAATGTCATATAATAAAGCATATACAGATCGTAGAGATGGAGAAATGGTATATGGAAGTCATAATGTAAGTGGTTATTTCTGTTCATTAAGAGATCGCAAACTAGGTAGAACGTATAATATTGATAGTGATTGGACTGCTCTTACAAAAGTTCTATTACATAACTTATCTGAAAAATTTTCTGATGTAAACTTCATAGGTATCAGATTACTTTGTGGTGGAGAAGCTCGTAGATTTATCAGTAGTAGTGTTGGTTTTGATTTTGATAAGACTGATACAATGATGAAACTTTGGAAAAAACAAAAATCTATTGCATTAGATAACACTGGATACAAAAAGTATTTTGGTATGTCAGCTGCAACTCTTTCAAATGAAGATACATTCCAAGTTCAAGAGGATGCAACTAAAACTCAAATCAAAAGAGCTTTCTCAAAATCACTCAATGCAAAGAAGCTAAATAAGAAGATACTATCACAGTTCATGGAACTGATCGCATAATGGCAATTCTTGAAAGACACTCTTACAAAAAGGTAGATGGTGAATGGCAGATTACAAAAACTATGTCACTCACCTATGAAAAAATACCTTACAGTTTGAGTTGTCTTTCAAGTTGTGCTCTTAAGTTAGAAAAATGTTTAACTCCAGATCTCTTAACACCGAAGTATCGGGAAGAGAATAAGAGTAATCCCATGTATGGCCATTGTTATCATACAACTCAGGCAATGTATTATCTTTTGGATACAGATACATTAGATATCATGAGTGC